ATCCAGTAATAATTTGTATTGGTCCAGGAAGATTAATACCTTGGCCTGCCGTATTAATATTGAGATCTCCTGTTCCAATAGTTATATCGCCCGTTGATGCAAATATTGCATTAGTTGCACCAGCAACAGTTAATGTATTGCCAGAATCGGCTTGAGCCATAGCAATATTACCAGCTGCAGAAATATTCATGCGCAAAGTAGCAGGAGTTGCGCTATCAGGATGAGTATAAAAGGCAAGATTTCCCGCTACGCGACCGGCGCCAATTGTTCCACTTGAGGTAGAAGATATAACCGCAGCTGTTTCATAGCCAGTTCCATCAAATCCAGCGAAAATGAGGCTTCCAAGGTCGTCGCCCGAAGTAATAACGCCACCACCACGGCTTTTTAATACTTGGAAAACGCTTGAGTTTACACCAACATCATCGTTACCCGCTTCAATTGATCCGTCGGTAGTGCTAATTGTCCCAGAAACATTAAGCGTTCCTGCAATGGCAGTATTACCGGTAGCATTACCAATATTGGTTGTCGCTGTTCCCGCACTATTAATATGCGTTGTTCCTGTTAGTGTAATTGGCCCAGGGGTTACAACGAGAGAGCTAAATACTCCGGCTCCACCAGATGAACTCGTCCATACGGATTGTCCATTGGCAATACTGGTGAGGAAATATACGCCATTAGCAGAAGTATCAATCCATTCTTGACCAATTTCACCTTGATCAGCACCCGTCGGAGCGCGATTAATTACTACTGGATCTGGAAATAAGTTAGCCTGTGGATTTGGATATCCATATGAGGTTTGTTTTCTTGATAACTTAACAGCCATCGGTTTCTCCTAAAGAAGATATAAATATTTATCTCCAGTAAAGAGAGTGCAGCCATTCGATGCAATATCTGTTACAATAAAAACGCTATCTTGATAGCACAAAGGAGAGATATGGAAGATAAAGAAAAATCAAAGCGATCAATGATAATATTGCGCGTACATAAGAAGTTTCATAAAGAAATTAAAGTTGCCGCCGCGTTAAGAAATATATCAATGAGCCTCATGATACACAGGGCAATATATCAATATTTGCGAACCACCGAAGAAGAAATTATGAAAGAAAACACTTAATTTCTTGTAATTTCGCTTAAAAGTGCTTATATTTGTATATATAAGATAAGGGTGCAGCATGATTTTGTATTTAGTATCTCTGGGACTTCAATTTATCGTAGCTATTTGGATAGTATCGGCAATCTTGGCATGCGCTGGAGTTGTATTGTCTGTTCCATTAGCCCTAGTAAGTTCTATTATTGATATGGATTGGAAGTTGGTTTGGAAGAATATTTTTAAATAACTTCTTGCCAACCAGCATCTTCCGTTGGAGTTTCATCAACTATTTCAATCCAGAAATCATTTTCAGGTTCCGATTCTTGCTTTTGCCAAGCATCATTGAGTAATTTTGCATAGCGAATGGCACTATTTTTATTGTCTTCGATGATCGATTTAGTAAGTCCTGAATAATATTTTCTAACTGCTGGATTGAAAATTGCCCGAGGAGCTTCGATAATTTTTTCTAAAATCTGAGGAACTTTGATTAATTTTGATGCTTTGGAAAGTGGAATGGCCTCGATATATTCTCTAATTTTCTCGTTATTGAGTTGAAATGCCGCAAGTCGATCTGCTTCATTCATCTTAGATCCAAAGCTTGGATTGGCTGGAGAGTGTTCTTTTAATACCTTATCAAGTCCATGCATTGCTTCTTCGATATATTTCTTTGCTCTGCCTTTGGCGCCTTGATTTTGTAGGGCTAATGCTTGTTTGTTTTCCCATGCATTTGCAATATCGATATTGCCATGGCTATCAATATTAGATGATATCGTATCGGCTATCCTCTCAACAACTTTTCTAACACTATCATCTGTCTCTTTTCTCCACAAAGATTCTGCTTTATCTAGAAATGGCTTAACGCCACGGGCAGATCCCTTTTCATTGCGCGCAAGAGCTTGTCGTGCTTGTTCATGAACGTGAGAAGTGTGCTCTGCGAGATTCTTGTGCTTGCCTGCTTTTTTTAATTTATGGCGCGCTAATCCGCCTTCTGTTGCTAACTGAGCGGCTACTTGTGCCCATTCTGGCGCTTGAGCTTCACCTAAAAGAGAAGATGCTGTTTGTCCCGCTACCATACGACCAATATTGCCACCGCGTGCAAATGGCGCAGCGCCAATTAATCCCTGGCCAATTCTTTCTGCAAGTCCTTGGGGTTGTATATCTTGTTCTGAAAGATTGAGCGCTTGTAGAATTTTATCAGAAAGGCGATTAGATTGTGGTACTTCTATTGGGGCCTTTATTCCCTTGCTTTCAAGATATTGTGTTATATGTTCAACATCTTGTGGATTAACTCGAGCAATGTTTTCAAGGCCACGTAATGCATTAAGGCCACCGCCAATAACAGTTCTTTTAAGCGCCATTTAGACCGCCCTCCAAATCCATTGTCCATTAACATTCTCACTTCGAACGGTTTTATTGCCGCGACGGAATGTACGACCTTGCGCTTCTGAAGCTGCCGGTAGTTGATTGAGTTGTTGTTCAGGGACAGACTGTTTTGAGGGAATTATTTCTGATGATGATCCGTATTGTTTTAATACGGATTCTGCTTTTTTGCGCATAGCATTTATTCGAGCGAGTTGTGCCTTTTTTGTTTGGGTAATATTAGGCTTGATTCTCTCGGCGGCTTTTAATTTTTCATTGGTTGTTTGACCTGATATTAGCCCAGCTTCTATAACTGCAGCTTCACTTCCTAAAGATTCAAATTCGCTCGTTTCGTCATTTGGCTGCCAGATGCCTAATGGACCAAGCCTTCTTTGCCATGTTCCCCATCTTCCCTCTAATACTTTTCCACTTGCATGCAACTCTTCCATTCTGTCTGCTATTTTTAAAAGCTGATCAGCAGCCTCAACCTTTTTGGTAATAGCCTCTTGTTGCTTGGCTGAAAGATTGGTCTGCTTGCCGAATGCTTTGCCAAGGCGTCCTTTTTCTGAAGCTCGTGGCGCTTGTTGTCCGGTTATTGGTCGTTGGATTTGTTCCCCAAGTGGCATTTGGTTGAGGTTTTTTGCAGTCATTGCCTGAGCTAATTGTTGATCAACTGATTGTGGACCCTGTGGTCCCAATTGAGATTGTTGTTGCAATGCTTCCAATCCTGATTGGTTAACTGCGCCGGGATTATCTTGTGCATATTCGGGAGCAAGTGCTTGAATAGCTGCCCAGCGATCTTTTTCTGGAAGTGATAAAATCAATTCTGATACATTTTCTGGAAAGAACTGACTTAACGCTTGCCGTTGATTTTTCCGTTGAAAATCTTCGACTCTTTGATGCGAAATATTTTGAAGAGTGTTGATTATTCCTTGGCCAGTAAGCGATCCCATTTGGGAATAAAAATTATTCATATTATGCCCTTTGTAATGCTTTTACTGTATTAAATGGACTAACAGCTGATTTAGCCGCATTGTAATTTTTCGGTTGTGGCGCGGCCGGATTACTATTTGCAAGCTGCCTATTTTTCATGTATTCAACAAATTGACCAATTGCTTGTTGTGCTTCTGGGGAGCTTAATTGTTGAGCTAATCCGGTAGAAGCCGCAAGATGCTGTAATCCACCATTTCCATATTGAGGCGATAAGCCTAATCTTTGCTGTTCAAGGCCAAACTCTTTATTTGTTTGTCCGTATTGAGCCTCTTGTGCCGCAAGTTGTGATATTAAATTCGCACCAGCTCCCGCAAGGCGAGAATGTAACACCGGAGAGCTTAATGCATTATTTCCATTAGCGCTAAATGAATGCGCAATTTCCGGAATAATTTGTTGACGAAATGAATTCAATGCATTCTGTCTTATTGGTTCAAATCCCTTATATGGATTTTGCATATTCTCGCGGCCGCTTGACAATAAATTAATCAATTCTTGTTGCTGTTCGGGAGAAAATCTACTTAATAATTGTTGTCCTTCCGGGGTTCCAAACAAATATTTGGAGAAATCTGATTGCTGATCGCCACTCCCTGAAAATCCTGATGCTAGTCCCCCTAGTAATAAACCCACGCCTCCGCCTATCGCTGTTCCTACGGGTCCGAATGCCGATCCTATCCCCGCTCCCGTTGCTGCTCCTGCAGTCCCGCCAGCGCCAGCTTTTTTCCAACTCCATGCCATACTAAACTCCCTTAATTTTTAAACAAATTTAACTAACTCTATCACAACCAACGTTCTGGTATAAGCACTATAATCTGTGCCCCCCGTGGTGATATTAACATTAGTTGCGTCAAGGGTTAATTCTAAATTAGAAGCTACCGCAGAGGCAGAAGAATAAGGGATCGGTATAAACTGTGGAGTGGCTGGATTTGTTGCAACTCCGTACAATTTTACGCCCGTATACGTTGAGCTTATTCCGGTGATTCCGTGAGCAACCGATTTTGTGCCTGCCGCAGGTAATGCACCGAAATTTATCGTCGTTCTATAAATATTACGCAATTGAGAGAAATCATTGTTAGCATTAAATAATAGTTGGCCCGTGTTGAATTCGGTAGTAACGTAGTACCCGGTATTCTTTAAATTTATTGCCTCAGTGATGTCGTTAATGCTCTGATAAAGGCGTATTAATAGCTCCCTCAGATCTTCTGGCAATTCTATATTAGATAGATTTTGAATATCATATATATAGGTTGATGGTAAATATAATCCTGAGTCTTGTGATTGATTTGCCATGGAAACTCCTACTGCAATCTTGAGTTACTTGCCACTACATAAAATATCATTGCATGTAGTTGAAAGTTGCTCCGCATGATGTTTACATCCCCCATCTGATCAAAGTCTAAAAAGAACCGCAATTGTGTATTTGTCCCGTCTGATTGGAAATAGAGGGGATGCCACAACCGAACTTGGGTTTGCTCGAATGGATATAGAGCGTAAGGCGTTGTTTCTAGAACAGACGTTCCCATTATCGAATCAGTTGCAAATCCGTCACTCAATCCAGAATTGGTACTTGTTGATGTCATATAATCAACGGTTATTGCGCCATTGGTTGTTCTGTCTACAAGGAAATCTACTTTTTGCACATATGAATTGCGATCGTCTTGTATATAGAAATTGAATTGTTTGGTTTGGAAACTAATGCGAGATATGCGAGCAATAGTTCCACCACCAACATATACATCCCCGGCAACCAATCGGTTATAAATATCTGTGGCGCCTATAGTAAATGTATCTTCATCAATAATGGTATTAATTGGATATGCCCCCCCAAGGGTTCCT